ATGTTCATTAGTGATATTTTGTTTCATAAGTTGATATAAGGAAATTCCTGCTGCCTTAACATAATCCGTCTGTTTTATCACCCTACCAAATTTAAATACATTACCATTTACTATACTTCTCACTACAACATTCATGCTCTTTACTTCTTGTTTTTGTTTCTGAAAAACATTATATGTTTTTGCACCAATTGGTTTCTGAAGAAGACGTTGTGTTTCATTTTCAGATAATTTTGAAGCACCAGGTGCAATATTAGGAGTGATCTGTTTAGGTTTTTGTTTAGATTTAGGATTAGGTTTTTTTTTAGATTTAGGATTAGATACTCCCATTGACATAACAGCATTTTTATTAGTTTTAGGACGTTTAGGTGCTGGCGGTGATGACATATAATAATAAATAATAAATAATATATAAATGAATAAAAAATAAAAGATATACATAATAAATAAATATAAAATCTTTTATTCAGTAGAAAAAAAATGTTTTGTTATAGTTAGACACTTCGACTAATATATTATTAACCACTACACATGTCACAAGCTGGTTCTTCCTTAGTTGGTTCTAGAGTAAATTGAATTGGATTAGATGCTGGTTGCGTTCTAAGATAATACATACCAGTCTTTAATCCTTTAGACCATCCATAGAAGTGCATTGCAGACAGTTTCTTCATACTTGGCTGCGCAATGAAAAGATTGAGCGATTGGGATTGACAAACGAACGGTCCACGGTCGGCTGATTGATTTATTAGGACTTTTTGACTAATTTCCCAAGCTGTTTTGTATAACGATTTTAGATTGTCGGGAATATTGGGAATATTTTGAACAGATCCATTGTGGCGAATAATAGTGTCTTTCATGTCTTTAGACCACAGATTAAGTTCAAGTAAGTCTTTTACAAGATGATTATTAATTACAACAAACTCACCGGCAATAGTACGTCGCAAGTAAATATTTGATGTATATGGTTCAATACATTCATTATTACCCATAATTTGTGATGTAGTTGCTGTCGGCATTGGTGCAACTAGGAGACTATTGCGAATACCATGAGTTTTTATTTTCTGTCTCAATATATCCCATTCGTTTTTGTACATTAACTCAGATTCGTCAAAGTCTTTCCATAGATTGAATTGAAACTTGCCTTCACTTGTTGGACTATTTTCAAATGTTTTATAAGGACCATAAGGACCTTTGGTTGCTAGGTCAATTGAAGCTTCAATAGCACCAATGTAAATTGTTTCGAAAATTTGTTTATTTAATAGAGCAGCTTCTTCAGAATCAAATGGCATTTTAAGTTTAATATATGCGTCAGCTAAACCTTGAACACCAATACCAATTGGTCTATGTCGTTTATTTGATACTTCTGCTTCAGGAATAGGATAATATGAATTGTCAATTACTTTATTAAGATTTCGTGTAATAATTCCTGCGACTTTTCGGAGTTCTTTGAAATCGAATGTGGCATTATCTGTAAATTGTGGAAGACATATAGAAGCTAAGTTACAAACAGCAACTTCATCCTTGGAAGTATACTCTGTAATCTCACAACAAAGATTAGATGACTGAATCGTACCTAAATTCTTTTGATTTGATTTATGATTAATGGCGTCTTTATATAACATATATGGTGTACCTGTTTCAATCTGCGAAGTACATATAGCAAACCAAAGTTCTTGTGCTTGAACTTGTCTGATGTATTTTTTCTCAGATTCATATTGAGTGTAAAGTTTTTCATATTCGTCGCCATAAACATCAGCTAACCCGGGTGCAGTATGGGGACAAAATAGAGACCAGGTTTTATTTTCCTGTACACGTTTCATAAAAAGATCGGGAATCCAAGCCGCATAGAAAAGATCTCTAGCACGATCTTCTTCATCTCCGGAATTCTTTTTCAAATCTAAAAATTGAAAAATATCACCGTGATCAACTTGTAAATATATTGCGATTGAACCTGGACGCTTGCCTGATTGACAAATATATCGTGACATATTATTAAATACCTTCAACATTGGAATAATACCTTTGCATACGTTCGGGATTTTATTAATTTCTGACCCGGTTGCTCGGATCTTATGAATATGCAATCCAATTCCACCAGCATACTTACTTATTTGTGCTGAATCTGATAGCGTTTTGAATATTGAATCTACAGAGTCTTCTCCGATATCTTGAAGAAAACATGATGCTAATTGTGGCTTATTCATTCCTGCATTGAATAGAGTTGGAGTTGCATGTGTAAATTTTTTATCAGCCATATAATGATATGTTTCAAATGCTGATTGTAAGTCGTCTTTGTGAATTCCTAAAGCAACTCTCATAAATAAATCTTGCGGTCTTTCAATAATATTACCATTTTCATCTTTTGATAAATAAGCTCGTTCTAATGTTTTAATTCCGAAATAATCAAAATTGTAATCTTTTTCATAGTCAATTTCATTTTCAATTTCATTTTGGTTTGCATTAATTAAATCTTTGATATCTTTTGCAATATTTTTATTTTCATTAATACAATCGGCAAATGTCAGATTGTCTAGTTGCTTATGTAAATCAGATACAGTGATATGTGATGCAATAGTATTATACTCAGGGTGAATAGTAGACATTGACATAGCAATTTCTGAAGTTAGTTTGTCAAGTTCGGTTGTTTTAATATTATTGCTTAAACTTGTACAAACTTTTTGAGCAATAATAATAGGATCAATTGTTAATTTACATTTGTCAACAATTGTTTTAATTCTGAATGTGATTTTATTGAAATCAACACCTTCAATTTGTCCATCTCGTTTAATGACATTCATGATTCTACTTTACTATATTATCTATTTATTTTCTTAAACTAATTAAAACATTTATTTATATTAAATATGCACAAAGTTAATAAATCTTTATTGAAAAAACAATATTTTATGCTGTTATATTAAATTTAGTCTTACCATTGATTTTATCTCCTCTTGCTTCTTCTGATGAAATAAAACCGCCTAATGGGGCAGTAAGTCTATCATTTAAAGGACAATTTATGCACATGATGGTTCATCATAAACAGGTTCAAATTACAAGCTCAATTATTGTTGCTTTAATTGTATTTATATCTATTTATTTAGCTTCTAATTCAGGTTTTTTATCTTTATATATATAAATGACTCTTAATAAAATACTTAAAGAACCATTAAATATGTTCAAGAAAACCCCTTTATTATTAAAGATTGTTTTGTTATTATTAGTTATTCAGTATTTTTTTCCAATGGACACTGTAGAAGGATATAAAGGAAAACATTCGCATAGAGCATATCCAATAAAAACCCATGAACATAAAGTTCATAACGGAAGACATAAACATAAATTTGGTGACAAAATTAAAGGATTAAAAGGATATACTTTAGGTAACTCAATAGGTGACAAAAGAAAAAGAAAAGGTAATATATTCAAAAGAATAAAATCAGTACAAAATGAAAAAGTCTCAGGAAAAGTACAAAATAAAATCATTACAGCGGTCGGTCGTGCGGCCGACTCTAAACAACATGTTGGTACAGCGGTCGGTCGTGCGGTCGACTCTAAACCGATCGTACCATTGTCAGTATAAGAATGGTTGGAGAAACTTTTGTAAATTTCTAAAATGTTAGAAAAGGTTTAAAATGAAATTGATCTATTTCGCAAACATTGTACCATTTTCCCATTAACTTTTACTAATTGTACATCAAAATGACTCTTAACTCTTATTAAAAATTTATTTCTTACTAGTTTATCTTTAGCCCAAGCATTATAACTAAATAATAATTCATGAATTGGAATATCTGATTTTTCCTCATGATTTGTTGTCTCATTTATAAATGTCCGTACAGAATCAATGTCTGAACGGTATGTATTTGTTATTTCAATAATTTCTTGCGATGGAGTATCTAATGTTTCTTGTAAATATAATTGATACCATTTTATTAGAAGATAAATAAATTGAGGTCTTAATTTTTTAAGATTTGTTTTAAGATTATAATCAATTTTTTTGTGATACATATTATTTGAATCGTATTCAGATGGTACAACAAATGTATAACAAAATTTTATTACACGGATTCTTTGTAAAAGTCCCACATCTACATCTGTGAATTTGGGTAAATGATTTGTTTGAATAACTGGTTTAAATGTTGGTATAAACATTACCATTTCATTTTGATACAAAGCTCTTCCATAAATAGGATCATTCCCTGATAGTTTTTTAAATTTTGAAGAAAGATACGGAACTTCTCCTTCAGGTTCACTTGTCATAGCTAATCGTGTGTTCCTCATTGCAAGTAATGCAGGTGTAGCTTCATCTTGGTTTTTCTTTGTTGATGTGAAGAATGCATCTTCTAATACTGTATAATATGGCCCTAAAGTGGATCTTAGAAGCTCGTCTATTGTACCCTTCCCGTTTCTTCCATTTCCTACCCAAAAATGTATTAATTCTTCTTTGTTACCACCAAATAATAATGATCCTAAATGTTTGATAAAATAATGTGCAGTTTCTTTGTATTCAAATAATGAAAATACGAAATCCTCTAAATATTTAATATCTTTCTCTTCTGGATTATCTTCATAATCATATCCGACACTCCAACTTACATAATCTTCTTTTGTCGCTTTTCTAAATGTAAATGTATCTAAATCATATACACCATTATCAAATCCAATTAAATTTTGTTGTGCATTTAGTTTTTCATTCAAATTTTCACAGTAATATTTGCCTCTGAGTTCCTTTATTACACTTGTTTTATATTCATATTTTTCCGTCATATGTTTTGCTCGTTTTAATGTCTTCTTTTCTGTGTCATTCATTTTATTTATAAGTGTATTTTCAAATATTTCAAAATAATTTGCAATGTGATTACATAACTTTGTCTCAGGATCGGAATCTATGGATTTATATCTTCCAGATTGTAGTTTTTCATACCATTTTGATTCTGAATATATAAATAGATCTGGATAATGGTCTTTCAATAGTTTTGCACATGTGTCATGTGATAATGTATTAGTTTCAATAATATTTAGGGTACATTCCTTTTGTACTTTTGTTAATGCATGTAACTTCTCATTCATTATATTTTCATTAAAATTTTCAGATTTCGATGCATAATAATACAATGTTCCTATTCCACAATCATTTATATTAGTGATTCTTATTGAATTCCACATTTTCATAGTTCCTCCATAATTTGGACTTCGTTTTGAATATTCATCAAATATTTCAAATGGTATATTGCAATTTTTTAATGCACTTCCGATTTGAATCCATGACTGTCTATTCGACCAATATTTCGATTCAATACTCTCCAAAATATTTTTGATGTTTTCTGGTGTATTCTCTATCACTACGTTATGTACGTTTGTTTTGTCAATTTCTTCAAATAACAAACTTTTGTTTATTTTTGATTTTGTTGTTACCATATGATCTTCCATTTCTGCTGTATGATTATTGAATGGCGTTAACGGTCGGTCTTGTCCATATTTTGAGCTTCCTAATAATCGAAAACATCTGTTTTTTGAATATACAGATTTATCAAAATATGGTTTAATATTTTCTGGAATATACTCACTAAATGTATCTGAAAATATTTTTCTTTGTTTCTGATTATCCAAAACAATATCTGGAAATACTATATGATATGATTTCTTACTTTCAGAATGTGCTTCTGATATTAGTGGCTCGCATTCATAATTTATATATAATTTTGTAAATGATTGTATATTGTTTATTATTTGCATTAGTATTAATTGTGCACTTGATAACGACTCATTGTGAATGTCTAGATCAATATACAACTTTGAAATTTCATTGTTTTGTATTACTTCATAAAAATTTCGTTCCATTTGTTTTGAATAAAATTCTTTGAATTGTTCAATTCCATCAAAACAAATGAATTGTTTTGCTCCTGTTTGATTTACATCTTGAGCAATTATATACTCTGTCTTTGGACAATCCTGTAATTTTTTATAAGGATTACCCATTTTTATGGGTAACCTCATTATTATATAAATTCATAACTTTTTTAATCTTTAATTTATTATTTATTGTATATGAATAATTCAACGGCTGCCGTTACAATTCAAAAACATTTTAGAGGTAAACAAGCTCGTAATTTTGCTTCCATTTTAAAGAATTGGAATATGAAAAAGAAATCCCGTTCCATGTGGAATAATGATCTTCAACAATTAAGTAATCATTTATATTCTCTTCCCAAACGTTTAATTCGTGGTCACTCTTCTATTACTAAATCTAAAACTTTTCCTTTAATTGATGATCAATATGTTATCATGTTTTCTCCTGCTGGTTGCGTTTCTTCTTATTCTTCTTCGTTTCAAGAATTTCTTAGTTATGCTGCTTCTAATCAAACTCTGCGAATGCTCATTGATTCTTTAATAATTTCTAATGAAAATTATTATACTTCTCTTGGTGTTCAAATTTATAAACCTGGTTCTTCTGTTATTGACCAAGCATTGAATTATCTTCATTCAAATAGTAAAAGAGTAAACTTAACAGGTAAGATTAATTTACCTAATAAGAATATTGTTCATCGTGCTATGCATGGAGGTAAAGTCGGTTCTTTAAACACCGAATTACTTAGTCATATTGTTACTGGACCTGGTATTTATTTTGTTCAAACGTGTCGTCCTTTTAAGTGTATGACTAACCCTTCATCACGTATTCGTCGTTGTGTTTTTCATGAACGATCCTTAAAACAAAAATCAACTAAACCTTTAACTAAACCTTCAACCACCTTGCGATTACCTTCTAAAGCTACTTATTCTAATAGAAATAGATTACAGTTTAGAATATCTAATTATAACCAATTATCAAATGAATATTACAAAACTTTACATCAACTTTATTTAGACCAATCTAATAAAGAACAACTTGACCGTGTTCTCCAAAATATTCAACGCGATAATTATTTTATACGTAATCCTAATAAATTGCTTGATTATATATTAGATTTCTATAATGATTATGGTATTTCTACACAATCTTACTTATCTAACCTTAATAACGCTGTTCGAAATCAAGAAAAACTTAAATTATCACATCCCAGGCTCAAAAGTGTTCGTCAAATGTCAGCCAATTTAAAAACTATCACAAAACAAAATTATGTTGATTATATTGGCGTCGAACTATTGAAAAAAATACTTGCTAAACAAAAAGAGCTTCTTAATGTCTGAAATTAATATGCAATAATTTCGTTGTATTATTTACATTATGTACATATCTATTTAAATTTGTACCATACGCATATTTTATCATTTGATCATTTAATATTGTTAAATAATCTTTGTACATACTATTAGGCTGTAATGTACTATTTCTTTCATATAATTTTACAGCATTTCCATATCTTTTATATAAATTTAAAATAATCGATAATAAAAATGGTACTTGAGAAAAACATGTATTGACTTTAATTCCAGGTGATATATCAAAAATTGCTTCATTTACAAAAAAAACTTTGTTATTGTTTTTTAATATTTTATGTGATATAATATTTATATTTTTTATTAATTTCGTTTCATTTAAATTTAGTTGATTTTGTTTTGTATTATGTAATCTGTTTTTTCTAATTGTAGTTTTCATATTTCGGGGCGGTATCGAAAATTGTGAATTAGTTTCTTCAATATTATTTATTGTATATTTACTTTTTAGTAAATGTTGTATAATATCTAATTTAGTAGTTTTATCATCTAGATTTCCTAATTTAGAATATATAGTTGTTATATGTATATTATTACCTCTGTTAAATTCACTATAAATGTAACCAAAATGATTTTGTTTCCAGTGACTTGTACTTCCTTTTAAATATTCAATAGGATAAATAAATAATATTACTATTGGTTTTTTTGTTTTTTTTAATTCATTCAAAAATTGATATAATCTATTTGTATTATTGTTTGTTCCTACATGAACTATTAAATTATAATCATAATTGTACATTTCTGATATAATTTCTAATTGAATATCAAAATAATGTTTTTGACCCCACAATTTAGTTCTTTCTTTGTTCAGTGCTGTTTTTTTACGTTGTAACATACTTCTAGCCGTTCTTTGAATAGTTCGTGCAGCAGTGATTTGCTTTTTTACATTATTTGTATTCATTTGATTTAATATATAAAATGAAAATGTTTTACATTATATCATTTAGTTTCCATTTACAATTTACCTCACATACTAATTCTTTTGATGTATTATATAATCTTGTTTTGGTTATATTTTGTTTTGTCCATTTATTATCACATATAGCCGTTATCTTTCCTCTTGCTTTTTTGTGATAATATGTTTTTATACTTGTTATAATTCCTGACTTGTTTGTAGACTTCATATGTTCCATCATTAATAGTCCGGATGTTAACTCGCCTAAATTAGATAAAGCTATTGTATGAATAGAATTAAACGGATTTTTTATGTTCCTATGCTCTGTCATACTTACCTTTACTTTTGATTCTGTCATTTCTTCTACATATGGACTTATAGATCCACTATAAGGGGACACACATGATATATATGTATTAAATACGCTTATACCTTTCAATTTTGATTTTAATGCATTATACATTGAAACCGGTGTGTATTTCTTATATGTCAAATATGTAATATATGGTATATAAATCGTAAATATAATATATTTCATCATTTAGTATTTATACAATTTATTACTTTATATTATAATTTCATTTTTATTCTCTTTTTCAAAATAGAATTCTTTTTCATTTTTATTTCCCTCTCCCTCGTCGACTTTACATTTTTTGTTAAGTTTTATATATTTCATATATATCTATATACTTTTTTCTATTACAACTAACAAGTAAATTAATATATATAGTATATATATATAGAGGGAGATAGTGAATGAAAACGTGACTGAAAATGACACTGTAATTTTCTGAAAAAATGTTAAGACAACAGCTTTTTATACTCTGAAAACAGGCAAAAATACCCTGAAAACAGGCAAAAATACCCAAAAATAATCAATAAACAGTAAAAAATACCCTATCAACAGGCATATTATTTATACAAGAACTATGAGTTATAAAAATATAAAAGGATTTAAAATGTAACTGTAAAAAAGAAAACTTTACATATTTTGTAAAGTTTGTAAAAAGATGTAAAGTTTTTTGATTAATATTTAAATGAGTCAAAAGAATCCCTGAATGAGTCAAAAGAATCCCGAAATGAGTCAAAAGAATCCCGAAATGAGTCAAAAGAATCCCATGACAAGTATGTAATATCATAAGGCATTTATTAGTATAATATTATTTTTTTCTTTAAAATATGTAACTGTAAAAAAACAAAACTTAACAAAACTTAACAAAACTTAACAAAACTTAACAAAACTTTACAAAACTTTACAAAACTTTACAAAACTTAACAAAAAATGTTAAGTTTTGTTAAGTTTGTACAAAAATAATATAAACTTAAACATTTTATAATATATAGTATTATGATTGCATGTGATTTGTGTAATAAATCTTTTAAATATCCTTGCCATTTAAAACGCCATTTAAAAGGTAAAAGACAATGTACAGAAAATAATACTCATCTGACAGAAAATAATACTCATCTGACAGAAAATAATACTCATTTAACAGAAAATAATACTCATCTAACAGAAAAAGAATGCAAATATTGTAATAGAAATTTTACACGTTCATGGAGTTTAAAAAAACATTTAAAATCATGTTATATGAGACATGATCATATAGTCATTTATGAATTAGAATTAGGTATAAAACAACCACCACAAACTGAAAGTAATTCATGTATATATTGTAATATTAAATTTATGAGCAAACAATCATATCAAAGACATATGCGAAGTAGTTGTAAAGCTAAAGATAAGTACGAAAAAGAGTTAGAAACCCGTGTACTTAAAGCAAGATCTGATTATGGCAATGCAAAAGTAATTAATAATAATACAACAAATAACAACAACTGCACCAATATTGAAAATCAAAATATTATACATATAAATTTGCCACCATTAAGAGCATTCGGAGATGAAAACTTAGATTATATAACTATGAAAGAATTAGTCAAAGAATTAAAAAAGATTAAGGATGTAGGGGATTTAGCTCCTCTTATTTCAAATTTTACAAAGTTAATACATGCAAATCCAGCACATCCTGAAAATCATAATGTTCAAATAATGAGTTTAAATGGATCTCATGGGAAAGTATTTAATGGACAATCATTTGAAAATGAAGCTGTATCTACAATACAAGACAGAATATTAAATCAAATAGGAAATACAGTAATAGAAAAAGTGGATGAAAATGCTGATAAAGTGGATGAAGAAGTAGGAGGTTTATATAAACGCGAGCAAATAATGGATACATTGGATGATGAAGTAAAAGGAGAAATAGGAAGAAGTAATGATTCTGTATCACGGAAATATAGAAATAAAGTAAAACATGTATTATATAATAATAGAGAAGCAATATCATCGACAGAAAAAATTATGAAATAAGGTTTATTTTTTTACATTATTTATTTCTTTTTTTAATAAATCTTGATGTCTTTGTTTACATATTTGTTTAAAAATGCAATTACAATCTCTTACATGTTTAAATTCAATTGGTTTCAGCTCTTTTATAATTCGACAAACAAAATATGGTTTCATAATGTTTTAATATATATAGATATATATTAATCTACTTAAATATATTTATATATGTTTATATATAATGTATTTTCTAGGTGTTATTGCTTCTATCTGGCTTCCTTGGTACTTTTGTGTATATATTAAATCGAAAAAACAATTCAAAAAGCTTAAACAATAGTGAGATTATATAACTATTATTACTCATGAAACGAACAATGATTAGATCTGATTCTCAAGACTCAATGTCAGATTATGGATCATCACCATTATTTAATATAAATAATATATCAGATTTAATTAATATTGCAAATAAATTTCCTGGTCAATATCGAACTAATAAAGATATTGAAAAATTACATAAAATTAAGAACGAACTTATTGAGCTTGATAAATTGGTAGGATTAGAATCATTGAAAGAACAATTACTTTATCAAATCATGTTTTTTTGTCAAAAATTACAAACAAATGAGATGATGCATACATGTTTGATGGGTCCACCAGGCGTTGGAAAGACAACTGTAGCACATATTATTGGTAATATATATACAAAATTAGGATTTCTAACAAATGGTACATTTAGATGTGTTGGACGGGATGAACTAATTGGACATTACTTAGGAGAAACAGCAATAAAAACAGAAGAAGTATGTAGCAGTTGTATTGGAGGTGTATTATTTATAGACGAAGCATATTCACTTGGAAATTCTGGAGAAGGTGACAGTTATTCGAAAGAATGTATTGACACTTTGAATAAATTTTTATCTGAACATACAGAAAATTTTGTATGTATAATTGCAGGTTATCCAGAACAAATGGATTCTTGTTTTTTTTCAAAAAATCCTGGATTAGATCGAAGATTTCCATGGAAGTATACACTAACACCATATGATTCAAAGGACCTAAATAAGATTTTTGAATTACAATTATTAAAATCAAAATGGACATATAGAAAGTCAAAATATGGAAATATTGTGTTTAAACTTATTAAAGATAATCACGACATATTTAAAAATAACGGTGGTGATACTGAAACATTTGTAAGTATGTGCAAGATGAGTCATGCAAAACGAGTATTTGGTCAACGAATCACGTGGAAAAAAAAATTAATTCATAAAGATATTTTATCAGGATTTGATTTATATAAATCAAATAAAAAGAAGAAAATTACTAATAATCCACCACTAATGATGTATACATAAAATTTATATTGTATAATAATAATATAATGAGTAATGGAGGAGGTGCTACGTTAACAAGACAAGGTTTTCCTATGTTTGCAATGAGTACATTACTTATTGTTATATTTGGAATTATTGCATTTAGTAAATCTGCTTTTAAAGAAGAAACAGATGCTAATGGTGAATCAAATACATCCTTTAAGTTAATACAAGATATATCTATTTTTATATTTACTTTTCTATTAATTAATGGATTAAGTAGAGTTATTAGGAATCCAAAGTTAGTTGGAAACAATATAACAAAAACAACAAGACTCAGAGGAGGAGGAAAATTAACAATTAATATATTTTTATTAATTATATTAGGAATTTTTTCATATGACGATAAGTTATATAATACTGATACAGAATCGGACAATAAAAAAAGAAATCTAAAATTAATATGTAAATTTTTATCAATATATATAGGAGTTTATCTTGTTGCAAAACAAGGTTATCAAGAAATTTTTAAGAAAAATAATGGAGGACAAGGTCCACTTGACAGATATGGAGTAATTGGAGTATATTTTATGATAGCATTATTAATCATATATTTTAGATTCATAGATAAAAAAATTTTAGATAAAGATAATTCATTATATAAAAACTTTTTAGAATATGGTTTATTATTTGGATTATTTGCTATTGGTTTAATGATGTTTATTACAAAGAATGATATGCAAAATAGTAATAATGGTGGATCAATGAATAAAATAATTATTTAATCAACTGTAACAACTTTTGCTAAATTCCGAGGTTTATCTGGATTTATATTTCTGAACAATGAAAATTGATACGCTATAAATTGTAATTGAACTATATATAATATTTCATTACTGTATTTTATATTTATTGAAAAATCATTTTTATATGTTTTTTCAGTATCTGTTATAATAATAATATTATGACATCTTGATTTTATTTCTTCATATGTTTTAATCATATCTCTTTCGGTTTCTTTATTAATCAACAATATTACAGAGGTATTTTCATCTAAAAGAGCAAATGGACCATGTTTGAGTGCTGTACCACTATATCCTTCTGCATGTATATAACACATTTCTTTAAATTTCAACGATGCTTCTTTTGCAATAAATTCTAATTTTCCTTTACCTAAAATAAATAAAGAATTATGATCTAATATGCTATTAACAATTTTATAATTATAGTCTTGAATACTAAATTTATGAAAAACAAGATTACGTAAAGACATAATAATATCTGTTATTTGTTTAGATTTTGAATTATTGAACCATATGGAAATTAAACGTAAAACTATCAACATTGAAGTGTATGATTTTGTAGATGCAACACCAATTTCTCGTCCTGCATTCAAATAAATACCACAATCACATTCTTTACTGATTAAGGAATCTACAACATTAACGATTCCAATCATCGGCGATTTGTTCTTAATTAAGCTTATACATTTATAAAGATCTCTAGTTTCTCCAGATTGACTACATAAAATGACAATGGTTGTTGTAAAATCAACAATATCTTCTATTGTAAAATCACCAGCATCTATTACATGGATATTAATATGATTATTAAGCTCTTGGATATATTTTTTACCAAGTAAACATGCATTAAATGATGTTCCACAGCCTAATAAAATTATTGTTTTAATTGATGGACGAATATATTCTATTGATATAAGACCACCTAAAATAACTGAATCGGAATTAGAAGAAATACGACCACCAAAATTTATAGCTCTTTTCATTGATTCATTTTGTTCATATATTTCTTTTTCTGTCCAATGACTATAGTTTCCCATAGTATTGCTTAATTTATCTATATTTATTTTTTGTTGAATATATTTAAAATTTGTAGAAATACCATATTTATGGATTTTAATTAAGTCATTATTTGAAATTGAAATATAGTTATTTATTTGGTTATTAAATCCAGATATTTCAGATGTAACCATTACATATTTTGAATTTTCACCTATTAATAATGGTGATCCATTTCTGATAACATATATACTTTCTGGTTCATCTACACATTGAATAGCTAATCCATACGTCCCTTCTAACTGATTTACTGAATTTGTAATTGCTTCATTTATTGTTATACCTTTTTCATATTCTAATTCAATTAAATTTACAATTACTTCTGTGTCAGTTTCAGATATAAATATTTTATTTTCTAATTTTGTTTTCAAATATTCATAATTTTCTATAATACCATTGTGAACAACAGAAAATAACTTATTTGTTGAAAGATGTGGATGTGCGTTCTCATCTGTTTTTGCTCCATGAGTAGCCCAACGTGTATGACCAATTATATTTGAATTCTGTATATTTTTTGATTTTATATATTCAATAGCATTTGATGATGCTTTTTTAATCTCTTTTATTTTTTTATCTTCTATGTATGAAATACCTGTTGAATCATAACCTCGATTCTCTAATTGTTGTAATGAATCTAATATATTAAAAAACATATTTTCATTTCTTTTACTTATTATTCCGCTTATTCCACACATATAGTATGTTATATACAATTTTTCATGATATTTTCACTTAAAGAGTGTATAATAATAGTATTATATGATTACGTGTGTAACTTAAAGTCTACAATATAAAAATTGATTATTTGTTTTTATATAATCTTTGAGTACATCTTAAATTTTCACTTAAAGAATTGAATTTATAAAAAGTATATAACCTGAAAGAATTGTAAACATGAACATCACTCCTTATGGATACCAAAATGAAGCCTTTGAATGGATGTTAGCGAGAGAAAAATCATCAACCTTACAGTATCAATTTAAAGGTGGTATTTTGGCTGATGAAGTTGGGTTGGGAAAGACTATAATGACAACTCTTATATTGGTTAAGAATCCAATGAAAAATACTTTAGTTATTCTCCCAAAAAGTCTTATACTTCAATGGAAAGAAGAATTGCTAAAATATACATCTAATCTTGATGTTCGTGTAGTTACAGATGATGTTATTGAACTTAATAATGATCATTCTATTTCACGTGTATTTCTTGTATCACATTCTCGATTTAATAGAAGAGGTATTGATGATCCTACAAAACTTCCATATTGTACAGCTACATGGGATAGAGTTGTTATTGACGAGGCTCATATTATCAAAAATAAAAAGAGTAAAATTCATAAAGCGGTTTCGTTTTTAAATACAGAAATTCGATGGGCTTTAACAGCAACGCCAATCATGAATAAGATGACAGATTTTATATATACTATGAAATGGGTTTCAAATAATACAATTAATCAATGTGATTGCCAAGCTGATAAAGATTATATTGTAAAAAATTATATTTTACGTCGAACCAAAACTGATGTAAAAGAACAAAATATCATTTTTGAACTGCCTAAGTTGCATATCGAAGTAAACCGATTGATTTTTGAATCTTTGGAGGAAGAAACTTTATATAAATCTACATATGAAGATATGCGAGAACAAATTAAAGAACTTCAAAAAACTCTTGGAAATCAAAGTATAATATATGCATTGGAACTGTTACTTCGTTCTCGACAAATATGTTGTCATCCACAGTGTTATATCGAAGGCATGAATAAAAAATTAAAAAAGAAGAAAAAAGAATTGGGTGAGAATTTCAATCTTTTAAAACAAACAGAAAAATATGATGACTGGACATCAATGTCTACAAAACTTGAATTTGTGAAAGAAAAAATTAAACTTACGCCAGTTGGAGATAAAACCGTTATATTTTGTCATTTTATTAAAGAAATGGATATTTATTTTAATGAATTGAATTCTTTAGATTATAAAGTATGTCGTATTGACGGTACAACTGATCTAGAAGATCGCAATTCTATCGTACAAACATTTAGGGAAAATATTGATTTAAATGTTCTACTCATTCAAATCAATGTTGGAGGTCAGGGTTTTAATTTCCAGTGCGCTAATCATATTATTATTACAAGTCCAACATGGAATCCTGCACTTCAACATCAGGTTATCGGAAGATGTCATAGAACTGGACAAAAGAAAGAAGTTTTTGTAAATATTCTCACTATAGCAAACAAAGATCCATCGAAACCATACGTTGAAGAGTTTATTATGGAACTTCAAAAGGAAAAAAGAAAGTTGATGGCAGAAGTATTAGGTGACGAACGTTTGAATCATTTGGAAAGTGGTGAAGAAGAAGAAAAGACTACTAAAAAATCTTGTAATACTCTTACAATTAATGATGTAAATAAAATATTTAATTTGTAAAATTGTATATAATTAAATTACTTACCAAACAATTTACTTCAGGACTGACTCTTAAAAAAATAATAAGTGTAAATTAATCCCAATACATATCCATCAAGTTGTACTGATAATGGTTTTTTTGGACTATTATATTGTATACCGAAAAATGTTAACATCTTTTTAATTAAATCTTCAAATTCTCCTTTTTTATTTAATCCAACTGATACCCATGGACTCATTTTATCTTGATTACTTAAAGAATAATCTGCAACTTCAATTTGTCCATTTGGAAGTCGGTTTATTACAATTTTTGTAGATTTTGATGTATTTTGTAAATCATGAAATGTTTGACCATTTAATATTCTCACACCAGTTTGTGTTAAAAATTGTGTATTCTGTGCAATTACTATTTTCTCTAAATAATTTTTAAACGAATTTATATTATTTCTTGGTTTACCAATTACTGATGGTGTATTCGCTAAAGAATTTTGTCTACTCCTATGTGACCAATTATGATGCACTGCTGCAAAATATTTTGATAAATCATTTGCTAGTCTTACTGATTGTGGTCCGTCTCCAAATAAACTACTTTTTAATGGATATATATATATTCTTGGTAATACAGAATGCCATTCACAATTTTGTCTACATGCTGCTGCAGATGTTGGATGTGGTATTTTTCTTCTATTATAATTTTGTCTAAACGCACAATTTGCAGGAAAACTGTTTGGTATAGAATTTCCTAAATTTATTAATGCAGATATAGAAGGATTATGATTGCCTGGTTTTCTATTAACACGTCCATGACCATTCCATGGAGATACAGGAATTATTCCATCACTATTTATTCCATTTATAAATAATTGTAATACTATATTTATAGTGTTACTATTTTGTGTATTATTTAATAATTCAAATAATGTTGGTATATATTTAGCATTATTTTGTATTATACTTTGTATATTTACTGAAGTTTTTAATAATATTCTAATTTGTTTTATTTCAGAGTATAATAAAAATATATAATTTTTATCTGATTTTGAAAATGTATTAAATAATTTTTCTAAAGCATTTATTTGATTATTCATTCTGTCAAATATTCTATCTTGAAAATTTAGTTTTGAATTTTTCATTTTTAAGAATTCCTTTAGTCCCTTTTGATTTTGATTTCTTTTCAAAATATTATTAAATTTTTCTTCAATGAGTTGTAATGTTACATTATTCCGATTCAAATCTGAATATATATTTTTCAATGTAATTGTATCACTTTTAAATTCTTCATATAGTTCTTTTGTAAATATTTTATATTTCCCCCCGTTATTATTGTTTCTATTACTATTTGATGACATACTTCCTGTACTTCTATTACTTCCTGTACTTCTTTTACTTCCTGCACTTCTATTACTTCTGGTTTTATTATTATTGTTTTCTTCATCTAATTCTTTAAAAAAATGATTTATTCTTTTTTCTATTATTATTCTGTTTTGGATAATTCCATCTAAAGTACTTTTCATTTTCGTTTGTTTTAATTTCCCTAATAAAGACTGATTTATTTGTATTGGGTCATTTTTTAAAACTCTGGTAAAAAATTTGATCATTGCAATTTGCAATGCGGAATAGTTTTGTTTTTGTTTATTTGGTAATAACATATAAAAATTTTCACTATTAAAAATTTCATAAATTTTATCTCTTACATTTTCTATATTAGATATATTTTCTAATTGTGTCATAAAATTTAAATATTTTCTCGTTATATTGTTTTTTTCTATTGAAATGTTTGATTGTTTATATAAACTTGCAATAATTTGATTTAGTGTAACTATAAAACCTATTAATTTTCCTTTATCCTTTGGTTTTAATGTTGTTATTAGTTCTGTTTTTTTTTTAATTTTGTTTTCTGTTACAATTTTTATGTTGGTAATATTCATATAATAAAAAATAATATTTTTTATTTACATTCTAACATGAATGAAACTCCAGAATCACAAAGTAAGCTACTAAAATTAATTGAAAAAATGAATAATGTAAGTAAATATTATACAGTAATTTTCAAAATACCTACAACATTGTTTGCAAAATCTAAACACGCAATAAAGAAATTTCGTAAGTCTGTTTTACAATGATTACTTACACCTAGAAGACCATTTGTTTCAAGAAAATCTTGTAATAATGATGTAAATATAATATTTAATTTGTAAAAAATATTTTATTGTTTATTTCTTGCTGATTTGATACCAGCCCAACATTTAGGGGTGAAATTAGATATTTTCTTCCATGACAATTTTTAGTTTTAGTAACTTTATGACCACACATTACATATCCTTCTTTTTTTAAGTTTGCATCTATTAATACTTTAATAGGTAAAAATTGTGTTTTTATGTTTTCTGTTTTCTTTTGTTTTGACATTACAAGTGTATACATGTTATATCATATTATAATTTCAATATTTTTCTTACTCTTTTATCTAAATTTTGTTGTCTTTGTGTTTGACTTAAATTTGTTCGTGTTCTCATTTTTGGTGCACTAGACATAAATGGTATACTTGGTATTCCTGCACTATAAGTTGGTTTAAACGAATTTTGAGGAATCATGAAAAAACAACAAGTTTTATGATAGTTAATTCCACCTTTGTTTGAAAAATCCCAATTCGCTTTAAGTGGATTAAATATTAGTTTACCATCAGCATCTTTATCAGTTACAGCAGTTGATCCTGGTTTATGAGACCATGTTTTTGAGTTTTTGTATAAAATCATTAATTTACGTTGCTGTGATTCAATTTCTGATGGTATCAATTTATATATTTCAGGTATTACATCCTTTGAATATTTCAATAATAAAAATACAAGTTTTTCATTAGATATATTTTCTATAACCATTTTTTTCTTTTTAAGCTTTTTAAATAGTTTTGAATATACTCTAAGCATCCTGTTATCTTGTCTTGCAAAATGATAATCTCTTCCAGGACTCACTACAAGTATACCTTTGTAATGTCGTTCTGGTGGTTTAGCTTTTGCTCCTTCTTTTATTGTCATAATTATTAAACTGTCTGGATTGTCTTTTTTTACACCTTCCATCGTTTTATCACAAGATAATCTATTTATTCCAGAATAAGAATTATTTTTTGTCTTTCTTTTGTAAGCCCATCCTGGTTGTGGCTTTCCATGTTCTCTTGCATCAACAAATAAATCATTTAACATATATGAATAACAGTTATGTGATGTTAAAATATCTGTATTTCCTTTATTCCATTTCCATGGTTGATACGGAGGTTCTCCACATGGCCATTTTGAACAAGGTAAGTTTTTACAATTCATTGAATATATAGTAAGTAAATAATTTAAAAAAATAACATGATTATATATTAAATGACAAACATATTCTATTTTAGTAATAAATCAAAACCATGTGCTGTTATATTACAAAACTTAGAAACTATACCACATATTCGATCTCTTTTTCAATATGTATGTGTTGATAACGTAGCTCCATCACATAATATATCAGGTGTTCCTGCAATTGTTTTAGAAAACAAAGTGTACTGTGGTAAAGCTGTATTTCAATGGTTAGATTCTGAAAAACAAAATAATACTCATCCACCATTTGAAGTAGGATTTGGTAATAATAACTTTTCATCACTGTCGAATTCTGAAGCACCTTGTGAAAATAATCACAACTTTACATATATAAATGAAGAAAGTACACAATCATCTCAATCGCAAAGTAATGTAAATGATAAAATATCAAAAACTTCAAATACAGAACTTGATGATTTAATTTCTCAACGAAAACTTGATCTACCTCCACCTAAGTCTCGTGCTTAAATTGATTTAAGGTTTTATATCTTTTAATTAACTAATGGGTGACTCTGAAACAAATAAAAAAATATTTGAATTTCACACAGTACAAAGTCACTGTTTGAAAACATTATTTGAGGTTTTAAAGGATATTCTTACAGATGTTAATATTTGTTTTGATGAAACCGGTATTCGGATAATGACAATGGATGGAAATCATGTTGCTCTTATTCATCTTAAATTAGAAGCAGAAAATTTTGAATACTTTTTTTGCAAACAAAAAACAATGATTGGTGTTTGTATGATGTCATTTTATAAATTAATGAAAACTGTATCTAATACAGATACAATTACAATGTTTATGGAAGAATCAAATACAGATTTACTACATATTGCAGTTAAGAATTCTGATAAAAACTCAATTACTAATTTTTCTTTAAAATTACTTGATATCGATGAAGAGTATCTTGAAGTTCCTGATGTTGATATTGATTGTATTGTCACAATGCATTCTAACGAATTTCAAAAACTGTGCCGAGACATGACAAATATTAAAGATAGTATAACAATTACAAGTCGAGCTAATACTATATCATTTTCGTGTGAAGGTGATTTCGCAAAATGGGACACAGTAATCGGTGAGACAAGTCATGGATTAACTTTTAATAAACAAACCGACGATTTTATATCGGGTACATATTCTTTAAAATATATTAATCTTTTTACAAAGTCAACAAATTTATGTAATACTATTGAATTATATTTAAAACCTGATTATCCTCTAATAATGAAATATAATGTTGGGAATCTGGGTGAAATTAGATTTTGTCTTGCTGGAAAATGTGATGAATAGTTTCATTTCCAATATATAATAAATTTATTTTTTTGAAATTCTGACCGGTTTTTAATTTATTTTTTGATTAATTTATTTTTTTTTATTTTTTTTTTTTTGTTTTTTTTTTTTTTTTTTTTTTTTTTTTTTTTTTTTTTTTTTTTTTTTTTTTTTTTTTTTTTTTTTTTTTTTTTTTTTTTTTTTTTTTTTTTTTTTTTTTTTTTTTTTT